TGGATTATGACACATACAATCCAGATGATTCTTTGAATGTGCAGATTGTACTTATTATGCCAGAATTTACAGATGAATTCTATAAAGTTAAATTTGATAATAAGATTGAGACTCGATTCAATAATTATGTTCAGAGTACAAATGAGCTTGTAGAAATCATATAAATAGAAAAAAGGTTTTTAAGGAAGTATAATGGTCGCAAGAGCTTTTTCAATTGAGGATGGCAATCAGTCTGGTCCCAGTATAACATCAGCTAAAGATGTTGTATATAAGGATATAGATCTGACATTTAAGCCTAAACCATCTGGGGAAATATTCAAGAAAGAAGAAGCAGCAGCTGTAAAGCAGGCCGTAAGAAATATTCTTATGACTAACTTTATGGAAAAGCCATTCAACGATACATTTGGTGGGAATCTCAACCGATTTCTATTTGAACTTGATACTAGCATTGAAGCTGATATCTTTAGAGATAGAATATTTGAAACGATTGCAAGGCATGAGCCACGCGCGCAAATGCGTACGGTGGATATCTTTGTATTCCCTGAATCAAATCAGGTGAAAGTAAAAGTAGTGTTTCAAGTACTTAATGCGGTTGAACCTGTGACATTAGAATTAGACTTAACGAGAGTAAGATAACATGGCTACTACGACCAAATCAGCTGATCTTGATTTTAATACAATTAAGAGTAGACTAAAAGATCATCTCAAAAAGCAACCTGAATTTAACACGTATGACTTTGAAGCATCGGGGTTGTCAAACTTACTTGATGTGTTAGCATATAACACTCATGTAAATGCTTTGACCGCAAACTTTGCATTGAATGAATCATTTCTAGCTTCTGCTCAACTTCGTAGTTCTGTTATTTCACATGCTGCAACTCTTGGATATGAAACAAGATCGATGTCAGCAGCAAGAGCTTTGGTTAACTTAACACTCAATCTTGCAGGTGTATCAGGTAGACCTCTCACAATCACTCTTCCAAAAGATACGTTGTTCACATCAAACATTGATGGTACATCATATACTTTCAGAACACTAGAAGAATATACAGCAAGAGATAATGGTAATGGTTTATATAACTTTACCACATCTGCAGGCTCAACAGATATTCCAATCTTTGAAGGAATTGAGAAAACAAAGACATTTATTGTTGGCCAAAAGGATGAACGTCAGATATATGTGATTCCAGATGATAGTATGGATAAATCTACTGCTCAAGTGCTTGTGTATGAATCACTCACATCAAATACTTATGAGACGTATAAGCCACTATCACAAGCAGTTGTAATCAATTCTGGAACAAGATTTTATTCGATCCACGAAGTGCCAAATGGTTATTACGAATTAAACTTTGGTGATGGTACATCCTTTGGTAAGTCTCCAGAGCCTGGTGAGAAGATTGAGATTACATATCTTTCTACAAAAGGCCCTACAGCTAATAATGGTACAGTGTTTACTGCTAATAGTCAGGTTCGAGTTAATAGTGTTAATTATGTGCTTAGTGTATCAACAGCAGGTGAATCATCTGGCGGTTCTGAAAAACAATCAATCGAATCAATTCGTCAGCTTGCTCCAATTGCATATGCAGGTCAAAACAGACTTGTGACATCATTAGATTACAAGGCTATGATTGAAACAAACTTCTCACAAGTAAAAGAAGCTGCTGTTTGGTCTGGTGATGAAAATATTCCAATTGATTATGGAGCAGTGTATATTTCACTTAACTATAAAGCAAATACAAATACTGCAACAAAGACTGCAATACAAAGTTCTATATTAAATAACTTTGTTGAGAATCTATCAACTATGTCAATGACACCTAAGTTTGTAGATCCTGTAGATGTGTTCTTAGAACTTACAACTGAGTTTGATTTTGATCCAGCACTATCTGGGTTGACCCAAGCTACTATGGAAAATAGAGTATTTAACTTTATTACAACATACTTCAGTGACAATCTTGATACGTTTGGTAAGACATTTAGAAAGAGTAATCTTGCAACAGAGATTGACTCAATTGATAACTCAATTCTATCTACTCGTATCGATATGAAAATTCAAATGCGTAAGGTAGTTGATACATCAGTAAAGAATACTTTTGATCTAAACTTCCCAGCACAACTTGCTGAGCCAGATGATGTGTTTACAAGAGTGCAGAGTAATGCATTTACATATAATGGTCTCACTGCAAGAATTAAGAATAGACCAAACTCAAATCAATTATCTATTTACGATCTAAGAGATAACATTCTTCTTGATAATGTTGGTAGTTATGATACACTCAAAGGTACAGTAAGTATAGTTGGATTCCAACCTAGTGCAATCCTTGGTGGTGGTACAACTCTGAAGATTAGTGCAGAGCCAAAGATTGAAGGTACAATTAAACCTCTACGGAATTACATACTAAAGTTTGAGAGTGACGAATCATCAGCAACAGCAATTATTGATAGACAGACACCTAGCTTACAAGTACAATTCTAATGACTCATTCGCCAAACAATTCAGAAACTCTGAAGGACTTTAACAGACTAGCGATTAACTTTCGCAAGAGTTTGGTACAAGAAGTCCTTCCAGAATATTTCCAAACTGACTATCCTGACTTGATTACATTCTTAGAAGGATACTATGAGTATCTTGATTCTGATGAGCAATGGGGTGGTATTATTAATGAACTCCAAACTGTTCGTGATATGGAAGATACTGAACTTGCAAGGCTAGATTTCCTATTTCATGAACTAGGTCTTGGTATTTCAAATGGTCAGTTTACATTTCCTAGAGAAGCTCTCAGAAACATGGGTAACTTCTTTAGAGTAAAAGGTTCTGATTATTCTGGTATGGGATTCTTCAGAGGGTTCTTTAACGAAGAAGAAGTTGAGATCACCCAACCAAAAGATAGATTGTTTAGAGCAAACATTTCATCACTTGGTCCAGAACTTGGGTATGTTCTACAAGATGGTGCAATCTTCCAGATTTTTTCTCTACTAATCAAATCACCTCTTCCGATTAAAACTTGGCGGGAGTTGTGGAGAAAATATGTACACCCATCTGGATTCCATCTTGCAGCTGATATCGTAATCACAAGTACAGATACAATGCCGTTTACTACGGCTCAGTCAATTGGCGATAAAGGTCCTCTCAATGTATTCTCATCAGTCTCATTTGACTACAAGAGAATCGAGGGTGAAGTCACTGGCTTGTATGAAGACAACAATGATGATGAAGGTCAGTATTATTCTCAGCGCCGCTATGTTCAGTCTGGTTATCATACACCAGAAGAGGATGATGCAGATTTGGCAAGAGAACGTCTATCAGTATACAAAACTCCACTGGCATTTGGTCTCAACCAAACTGTTGGGCATATTATCGATAACTATGGTACAATCGATCAGTGGGCTGGTTTCCACTTAGATTTAGCAGATGCATATACAAAGTTCTCAGATTCATCTTACACAACATTTGATATGGCATATCATGTACAATATGTTGACAGTGATGGTCCAGTTTCGTTGTATAACTATTATAAATAGAGTCAAATAATTAGGAAGAAGCAATGGCAAGAGCAATTATAGCAGTTGGTAGTGCAGGTAACGACGGTACCGGAGATACCTTACGCGCAGGTGCAATTAAAATTAATGATAACTTCTCAGAGCTGTACTCAGATGTTGGAGCTCTGAAACTTCAGAATGCTGATTCTGTTGGTGCGTTAAACATTGAAGGTATTACCTTTGATCAGCGTGCAGTTGTGTTTATTGGTGAAGACAGTGTTGGTGATGGAGACAATAACGAAACATTCTTGAATGCAACAGAACCTACAAAAGATAACACTATCACCTTGCCAGATAGTTCAGGTACAGTTGCTCTTCTATCAGACATTTCAGGATTAGACTCTGCTGCAGTAAAAAGTGTTATTCGTACAGAAGTACTTGACTCAGCTAAAGTTATTACATTAATTGATGAAAACTCACTTGACTCAGCTGGTGTATCATCTCTCGTTGATGCTGACTATATTACAAATCTCGTAAGTCTTGGATTAGATTCAACATATGCTGATGCGTTAATCAGAGAAGTTGTTGATTCGACTTATCTATCTGGCGCAATCAATACTGATGAATTCTTAGATTCAGGTGCGGCCAACGCATTGATTGATGCGTTTGCAGGAGCTGTTGATGTTATATTAACACCAGATGGTAATAAGACAAGAGACATTGGTGATTCAGCCACAGCATTTAAAGACATCTATGCTCGTGACTTCCACGGTCGTGATCTTCACGTTGATAGTGATATCCATATGGGTGGCAATGCTCGAATGAGATATACTCAGTCTAACGAAAGGTTACAGCTTACAAACATATCTCAGTTAAAGTTTGATGGTGGTACAGATTCTGGGTTTATAGCGTTTTCTCGTTCAACTGGTGAAGACCAAATGGTCATTGCATCAACATTACGCCCTACAAGTGGTAAAGATGATGCTGCTGATCTTGGTGATTCTGAAAGCCGTTGGAGAGACATCTACGTTTCAAATGAAATTAAAATGGGTGCTACTGGATCGTTTGCAACTATCACAGAAGCTGGTGGTGTAATTGATCTTCCATCAGGTACTACTTTAAATGGCGCCGCTATCTCAACAGGTGGTGGCGGAGGAGGTGACTCCAACTCTGGTGCTATCGTACATGATAGTGAAGGTAACATTTTCTCATTCAACACAGACAATCCTGATGCTGGTGCACAAAATAACATTGCAATTGGTAACGCTGCTGGATCCAGATTGACGACAGGGGATGATAATGTACTCCTTGGCCGAAATGCCGCGGCGGATGGAACTAATGGTGTTAATACTGGATATCAGCAAGTTGTAATTGGATATAATGCAAAAGGTGGGGGAACAACATATCGAACTATTGCAATTGGTGCAAGTGCACAATCCATTCAGAACTTGAACATAGCAATTGGTTACAACGCCCTTGCCGCAGGTTCTGGCCAGAATGTGGCTGTTGGGTCACAAGCAAACGCTCAAGGTACTGATACGATTGCTCTTGGAAGTTCAACGACAGCTACACAAAATAACGCTGTTACATTAGGACCAAACAATACAAACAACTCTGCAGGTCGTTTGATTATTGGTAGCTCAAACACAACTGACCTTAGATGTCAAGATACTACTATCACATCTTTGTCTGACAAACGAGACAAAGTTGAAATTAATAATTTGACTATTGGTCTTAATTTTGTAAATGATGTAACTCCAAAGTACTTCCGTAGAAATGATAGAGCTCGTTACTACACACCAACGTATACACAAGCAGAACTTGAGGCTGATGAATCACTGACACAATCATGGAATTTTGATTCTGATGCTCATGTAGCTGCTGGTGAAAAGAACGAAAGATATGAGTTTGGATGGATTGCACAAGATGTAGAGACAGCGTTACCATCTGGATATGCTGATAGTGCTCGTCTCACTTTTGAAGAGGATATTGGAGATACTCGTTTCTCATATGACGTACAAAGATTCACAGCTGGTGATATGTTACCAATCCTGTGGAAAGCGGTTCAAGAGCTCAGCACTAAATATGACCAACTCGATTCAGATTATACTGCACTACAGGCAAGAGTTGCAGCACTTGAAAGCAATTAAGGAATAGAAAATGCCAGCAATTATTACAACTAAACTTCGTAGAATTATTGCCCGTGAGTTTTTCGATGGCTTCAATAACGGTACACATAACTACTATATTGGTATCGGCCGTTCAGAACAGTGGGACAGTAGCGATACAGTACCTACTCCAGCAGATACGTTTGAAGAAGTAGAAGATCTACGTGACCAGTTACAGGCTATCAAAAAAGTTACAAACAACTCACTTGTAATCCCAAGACACAATTGGGCACAGGGTACAATCTATTCTCAGTATGATGATCGTGCAGCTGGATATACCGCAAATCCATATTATGTCAAGACAGATAATAATCAAGTATATGTTTGTTTAGAAGTTGGACGTAATGCTCAAGGGGTTGTTCAAGCATCTACAGTAGAGCCAACTGGATCAAATATCAACTCGTTCCGTACATCAGATGGATACGTTTGGAAATTCTTATTTACAGTTTCAGCTGCAGATGCAAATGATTTCATGTCTGCTAACTATATGCCTGTTAAGTTTCAAGGTCCAACAGACTCTAACTCAACTGGTATTGCTACTCGTCACCGTGAAGTGCAGGATCAAGCAGTTGCTGGTGAGGTTCTGAGTATTATTCTCACAGATGGTGGTGCTGGATACACATCAGTTCCAACTGTTAATATTACATCAACTTCAGGGACAGGTGCAACTGCACAAGCGTTTATTGATTCTGGAAATGGTGTGGTAACTAAGATTGAAATGTCACCAGATTCATCTACACTTGATCATGGTATTGGATATACAACAGCTGCAGTGACGATCACTGGTGGTGGTGCTACAACAGCTGCAACAGCTCGAGCAGTCCTAGGACCAGATTCAGGTATTGGTGCAGATGCTCGTGAGACACTAAAAGCATCCTCAGTTATGTTCCATACAAAGCTAGAAGGTAGTGATAGTGACTTGATTCTTGATCAGGACTTTAGACAAGTATCACTCATCAGAAATCCAAGAGAACATGACGGTACTCTCATTACAGATGCAACTGCAAATGCACTTGATTATATGACTCTGAGTAGTGTTGTATCTAACTTCACAAAAGATAAAATTATCAGAGGAGCTACTTCTCTTGCTGAAGCATATGTTGATAACTTTGATTCGGATCGGATCTATTATCACCAAACAGATGAAACTGGATTCACAGCATTCCAAGATGGTGAACAAGTACAAGAGAAAAATGGTACTGGTGATGGGATTATTGATTCAGCACGCATTGATGCTCAGGTAGATGTTGACGCTGGAGATATCTTATACATAGACAATAGAGCTGCAGTGTTGAGAGATGCAACTCAGTCTGAAGACGTAAAAATTATTATTCAATTCTAAGGGATAGGTCATGCCAACTACTTTAACCAGTTCATTATTTGAGACCAAGTACAGGGACGATTTCCGAGATAGTGATCACTATCATCGCATATTGTTTAATGGTGGTAAAGTTCTACAGTCCCGTGAACTTACACAACTACAAACAATTATTCAAAAAGAGATTGAACGGTTTGGTCAGAACATCTTTAAGGAAGGTGCTGCTGTTCTAGGTGGTGGTATTACTCTTGATAATCGTTATGAGTTTATCAAACTAGACACATCAGTTAACACTCTTCCAGGATCAGCTCAAACATTAGAAGGTACAATAATCACAGGTTCAACATCTGGTGTACAAGCTGAGATCTTAGAAGTAGTTACTGCAACTGGAGCTGACCCAGCAACACTATATGTGAGATATACATCAACATCATCTGGTACTCCTGGTGCTGCTCCGATTCGTTTTACACCAGGTGAAAATTTAACTAACTCAGTTAAACTTCTCACAGTACAAACAACTAATACAAATACAAATCCTGCAGTTGGCGCAGGTGCACAAGCAAACGTAAACTCTGGTGTATTCTTCACTCAAGGTCACTTTGTTAAGTCAGATGCACAGTCAAAGATTGTATCAAAGTATGATTCTAAGCCAAACTTAAAAGTTGGATTCAAAGTTGTACAAACAGTATACACTGAAGACGATGATAATCGTCTATATGATAACTCAACAAATACACCTAATCTAACTGCTCCTGGTGCTCATAGATATCGTATTGATATGACCCTCGCATTAGAATCAGAAGTAGATTCAGATGAGATCTTTGTATTCTATGCAAACGTACAAAACGGTAAAGTAACTGAAGTTGTATCTGCAGATGATTCATATAACAAACTAGAAGATCATACTGCAACAAGAATTAGAGAAATTAATGGTGACTTTATTAAGAAACCATTTACAATTAATTATGAAGATCATCCTACAGATAGTTCAAAATTCAACCTAGTTGTAAGTGGTGGATTAGCTTACATCAACGGATATCGTGTAGAGAAAATTGGTAGTACAACACTTGCAGTTAACAAAGCTCTATCTACACAAGAAGATGAAAATGATGTAGTATCTCTTGGTATTGGTAACTACGTACTTACTGATAGCTCACTTGGTGTTCCAAATATCAGTGAATTTGAAGAGTATAATCTACGTGATGATTTCCAGGGTGGTGGATCAACCATTGGTACTGCTCGTGTTAAGTCTATCGAAGAAGATAACGGTAACTATCGTTACTACTTGATGGATGTTCAAATGAACTCTGGCAAGAACTTCAAAGATGCTCGTTCGTTACGAGTTGATGCTACTAATTATGCTAGCTTTATTCTTGAGAATGAAAATGGTGTTCTCAAAGATGCTGGTAACAACACTCTTATCTTCCCATTCAAGAACGAAAGAGTATCTGCTCTTTCAAATGTATCTTATACAGTATTACTAAGAGATACAAAGACAGCTGATGGTTCTGGTAATGCATCTTTGACAACTTTATCAGGTAGTGATGCATATACTGATACAAACGATTGGATCGTTGCTCGTACAGATACAGGTGCAATTATATCACCATCAATCACAATCTCAAATGGTGGTTTGGATGCATCATTCTCTGGATTACCTGCAAGTACTGCTATTGAGGTTTTATATAAGAAACAAATTGCAAGCGCAACTGCACGTACAAAGACAATTACAAATGCAACTGTAACGACTAGTGTAACAACACCTGCAACTGGTGCACCTTACATTGATTTGGGTAAAGCTGATATTATCAATGTTACTCGTGCGCGTATGGTTGATTCAGATGGTAATGATGTTATCGGGAGATTTATTCTTGATAATGGTCAGCGTGATAACTTCTATAAGCCTGGACGTTTTGTTCTTAAAGGTAATCAGACTGCGCCATCTGGAAACGTATTTGTAAGATTTAACTATTATGCCCACGGTGCTTCTGGTGACTTCTTTGGTCCTACATCTTATCCTGCACCGTATGGAGACATTCCAACATATAAGACATCAAAAGGTGTTGATCTTGATCTGAGAGATCATATTGATTTCCGTTCAAGATATGATGATACTGGCGCAAACTTCACAGCTGGTTCGGCTCGTTACAATGCATTACCAACAAACACTTCATTGGTAACTGCAGATGTAACTTATTACTTACCACGTCACGATAAACTAATTCTGAAGAATCCACTTCAGTATCTTGAAGGTACATCTAGCCATACGCCACAGTTCCCACAAACTCCAGCAAACACTTTGGAGCTATATCAAATTAAGATGGGTGCTGGATCGATTAATGAATCTGATATGTCTGTTACACAGATTAAAGCTAAAGGCTTTACTATGAAAGACATCTCACAGATTGAAGATCGTCTTGAAAATCTTGAAGAAGTAACTACACTTTCACTTCTTGAAACAGATCTAAAGAACTTCAGTGTTCTTGATTCTAGTGGACTTGATCGTACAAAGTCTGGGTTCTTGGTAGATAACTTTGTCAATCATTTATCATCAGAAACTGGTAATATTGAGTATAGAGCTTCGATTGATCCTCAAGCTAAGGTTCTTCGTCCAGAATTTGCTGAAGAATCAGTAACACTTGTATATGATTCAAATGCATCTACTAACATCATTCGTAAGGGTGATAACTTATACTTACGTTATGATACACAGTCATATATTGATCAGCCTCTTGCATCAGGTGTTGAAAACGTTAACCCATTCGCTGTTATCACAAACCGGGGGCATATGTCATTATCACCTGCTTCTGATAACTGGAAAGAAACAAAAGTAGTTGCAACAAAGGTTATCAACGGTGGCACCAAACTTGATACTAGATCAAGAAGACTATATGGTAACTGGGGATGGAACTGGGCTGGTGTGAGAGTTGGCCAAAACTTGACCGGATCTTCAACTAGACAAGAAGGTCAGTTCAATGTAACAAGAGTCACACGAGTTGTTGCAGAGCAAACAATTCGCGAGACTGTTGGTGATAGAGTTCTTGATGTAGCAATGATTCCATTCATTCGTTCACGTCGTGTATTCTTCAAAGCTGAAGGTTTGAGACCAAGTACACGTCACTACGCATTCTTTGATGGTAGAGATGTGAATAGTTGGGTTGATGGTAATGCTTCATTTGGTCGTCATGGTTCTCTATCTTCACCAGACTTTGGTAACAGATATAACAGAGCAACTGTACACCCAGAAGCTTTATCAAGAGCTAATACATTGTATAGTGCTAAGGGAGTTCTTGAGTCGGTTGAACGTACAGTTCGCTCTACAAGAGAGATTTCAATCGCGTCTGTAGTAACAAACCGTTCGCGAATTCAACCACCAGATGATGATGGTCCAGGGGTTGGTGAACCAGGAGATCCGTTAGCACAGTCATTCTTTATTGATAAAACTAATGGAGTGTATGTACCTGAGGTGGATGTATTCTTCCAAACCAAAGATGCTACAATTCCAGTACAGCTGCAAATTCGTCCTATGATTGCTGGTGTACCTGATTCAATTCCAGTGCCAGGT